GGCAAAAAGGATCAAGAGTACGTTTACAAAACGGCTCAACAAAGGGTTCATTTCCCCTCCACATAAAATCAACTTGATCTGGTTTAAGATAAGCATTCCGAGCGGAATGCAGAGAAACATCTAAATTTTGCTCATTAACCATCTCCATACCATGTTTCTCTAAGATATACCGACAAAGCATTTCTGCTTCGTCCCGGTATTCTTTAAACATCCAGGCAAGCACCCTATAGGCGCATACTTTAATATAAGCTAATCGCCATGAATGTTTCTTAAAATGAAAATAAATGTTTGTACGAATCTTCTCAAAATTCGGCTTAGGTAAATACATTCCATCAATATAAACAAACATATTATTACAAAAAACAACTCCATCAATAGTGACAGAGAGAGCTTCAGGTTCAAGGAAAAAACCAAGCTCTTTTGCATCAGATTGCAAATCACAAAAATCAGGGTGATGAGGAATAACAGAATCATCACCAAGAATTAAGCAATTATGTTGAGAAATTTTCTTCATGAGATCATCCAAATTGGATGATTTTTTGGCCAAAGTATAAAGAATAACCAACTCCATGGCAAAACAATTATCAGAAAGAGTATTAAGTCCTCCAAAAGAATTATTACCAAACAAATGAATCAAATAACCATCAACATCTAAAACTAAAGAATAGCAATTCTGTTGGTAAGCAAATTTACGGAGGATGAAGTCTTTACCTTCAAAAATAATACCTCTATCACGTATCCCATAGATACGTTTGAAGAACTGTTCACGAACAGAAGCTTCCATGTGCTTAGCATCCCAACAATCAAACTTTGCTAAAAGCGGATCCTTACCATTTAACAAAAAACGTGCCGCTTTATCCCAACCACCATAAATGGTGTAAAACCAAGTTGGATCCAACGATTATGTCTAAAAGCTTCCAACAACTTATCATTTTGATTACTATACAAACGATAATTAATAGCATGAGTAATGGTTTCACCAGCTAAGAAAACACGAGTTTTACGCTTAGCAGGATCAGAATTTATCAATTTCTCTAAAGGACGAAATTCACCTTTCGGCGAAGCCATCCAATAAAGATCTCGATAATCACGCCCTTCCCATTCAAAAACAATGGGCTTGTCATCCTCAATAAGACCAATAATATCATAAATCAAAACAGATTCATTATCAATAAATTTTTGCTTGTTTTGATATTTCTTATTCCAAGGATAACCGGGTGACTTTGTCTTATCCATCTGAGACAAAGCTTCTTCCGTAGTTTTAGTACAAGATAAAAGAAAAGGTGCATACTGAATTTCTAAAGCCTGTTCTGCTAACGACAAAGCAGACAAGTCAGGACACCAGGGATAAGCTTTTTCATACTTCCTAAAGTCGTTTCTCAACAATTGTGATTCAAAAACAGATTGATGAAAAGAAGTAGGAATCTTAGCCCCGAAGGCACGTGCCTGACACAACAAATCAGTATTTGGTGGATAATTACATTCCCCTACTATACCTAAATTAACTTTATGATAAACTAGAGCGGCTTCCAAGCCGTCTAACACTGTATAGTAGGGGACTGGTAGTTTTTTGAAGGCTGTTGACTCTGAAACCAGAGCGGGATCTTTCCATCCAAACTAAACAAAACAGCTGAATTCAAATCACCTTTCTTATGTAAACCAATACACTTTCCACGAGTATTGAAAATAGGACTACCTGAATCACCAGGTATAGTATTAATTGCGTAGGCAAGAAGATTACCAACAGCATCAAAACGAACACCTCCTTCGAGGTAAGTACATTTCTTCCGATCATCAAACTTAATCATCCTTACTTCCATGGTTTCATACTCATGGTAACCACTAATAACAGCCAAATGTTTACGTGAATCAATCATAAATTGTTTATCAACACATTTAAACTTGCAAAAATCCCACGTCCAAGCATGTAAATTTTCAACTTCTCTAACATCACCTGGATCAACAGACTGTAAAATTTCATGACGATTTAAAATTGGATTCCAAATACTAAATTTAGCAATATCACCACCCTTAACCTTACCTTCATAGAAAATAACATGTTTACAAGTCATGAAATCCGAACCAATTGCCACAGC